CGTTGACCGGGTAGGCGGTGCCGTACGGCAGGTCTGCCGTCAGCGCCAGCACGTTGGCGCGGGCCACGTCGCGGACGTGCACGTAGTCGCGAACCTGGCAGCCTGTGCCGTGGATGAGCGCTGGCTCGCCGGCGAGCAGCCGGCCACAAAAGATCGCGACGACGCCGGCCTCGCCGTGCGGGCTTTGCCGCGGGCCGTAGACGTTGGCGTAGCGGAGCGCGACGGCCTGTAGGTGGTAGTGGTTGGTGTACCACTGCAGGTAGCGCTCTCCGGTGAGCTTGGCGATGCCGTACGGGCTGACCGGCTCGCGGATGGCCGCCTCGACCGCCGGTTGTGTCACGTTGCCGTAGACCACACCACCGCTCGACGCCAAGACGACCCGCCGGCAGTCGTGCCGCACCGCGGCGTCCAGCACGTTGATCGTGCCCAGGACGTTGACCTGCGTATCGATCGCCACGTCCCGCACGGAGCGGCTGACGGATATCTGTGCCGCCTGGTGGCAGACGGCCGTCGGCCGCAGCTCACCGAATACCCGCAGCACGGCCGCCGCGTCACGCACGTCCACCACGTGCACCGGCACGCCGTGCGGCAGGTTTGCGGCCTGGCCGGTGGACAGGTCGTCGAGCACCGCGACCCGGTGGCCGGCCTCAAGCAGCTGCTCGACGATGTGGCTGCCGATGAACCCGGCACCGCCGGTGACGAGGATCATGCGTCGGGGAATGGCGCGGTCGGTGCCGTGAAGTTGGCCGTGTACCGTGCGACACCCTTCGTGATCCGCAGCTCGTCGATGTAGCCGCTGAACGACCTGGTGGTGGGTGCGTACGCACCGCCACCGATCACGACCGGGCCGCTGTTGTTGGTTCCAATCGTGAACGAGCAACTAGCGGTTTGCTGTAGCGTCCCGTTTGTGAAGATTCGCAGGTCTGATCCGCTGCGCGTCACCGCGACATGATGCCATGCGTTATTGCCAGGAGCAGCACACGTGACGCTTTCGTAGTTGTTCGCCCACGCGACAAAGATAAGACCAGACCCGCCAAATTCCAGCGTCCACGTATCGCTTGCGGTGCTACTGACGGCGCCTTTTCCTACCAGGCCCGCGTACTGCTGATTGCCACCGTCGTGGTAATAGAAAAGCTCGATGGTGAAGTCACCAGCACCTAGCTCTAGCGCGGTGGCCGACGTGATCTGCACGTAGTCGCCGTTGCCGTCAAACTTGCCGCTGGCGTTGCCAAACTTGCTCTCGGCGGTGCTGATCTGCGCGTTGCCGTAGGCCGTGGCCGTGAATGCGTTGCTCGATGAATCGGTGAATGTCGTACTGGCATTCGTGCCGTTCATGTGCATCAGCAGCGACACGTCGGCAAAGTTCTGGTCGCCCGCAAACGGCCACATTCCGTTGCGCTTGTAGTAATACTGCAGGTGCAGCGGCCATATGCCCACGGCACTGCTCGTCGTCGGAGACGCAGGACCGATCCCGATGTAGCCGCCTGGAAGTCGCCCCATAGCGTCACGAAATCTCCAGGTAGCTGCACACGAACTCGAGGTCGTTCGATGCCGACGGCGTCACCACGATCGACCGATCCTCCTCCAGCCACAGCGTGCTGTCCTTGGTCACGACCATCAGCGTGGCGTCCGCGGGCACCGTGACCGTCGAGCACAGGGCACGCCCGGTGCCGCCGCCGTCGTCTTGGTCGTGCACCTTGACCGTGACGTCACAGTTGTTGGTGCCGTCGACGTTGCTGACGTAGAGCGCGGTGACCTGCAGCACCTTGCCGCTACTGGCGGCGTTGTTGAGAAGGACCGTCCCAGTGGCGCCCGTGACGGACGACAGAACGGCGGTTTTTCCAAGGATGCTTGACGGTCCGACGATGTTGGGCGCGGCCATGTGTCACCTATGACAGGGCAAGTATCAATCCAATGGCAGACGGACCGGTCGGGCCTGTTGCGCCGGTCGGACCGCCGGACGGACCTGTCGGCCCGGTCGATGCGGCACCGGTTGGGCCGGTGCTTCCGGTTGCCCCCGCGCTGCCCGTTGGGCCGGTCACTGTCGAAGCTTCGCCCGTTGGTCCTGTTGGGCCGCCCGATGGCCCTGTCGGGCCGTCCACACCGGTTGGCCCTGTCGGGCCGGTCACTTCAGGACCCGTGGCGCCAGTGCTGCCTGTTGCTCCGACCGACCCAGCCGGACCCGTGTTGCCTGTTGGGCCTGTAACCGTCGAAGCGGCACCCGTTGACCCGGTTGCGCCGGTCGGGCCTGTCACGCCGGTCGGGCCTGTGCTGCCAGTTGGACCTGTGACCGTGGACGCGGCGCCTGTCGGGCCGGTTGGGCCTGTCACGCCCGTCGGACCAGTCACCGTCGAGGCGGCACCCGTCGGGCCAGTCACGTTCGACGCGGCCCCAGTTGGGCCTGTCGGACCGTTCGACAGGTCGATCGGCCCTGTCGGCCATCCGCCGGCCTCCTTCGGTCCGTAGAGCAGCTGGGCGGCCTTGTCGATGAACAGGTCACCGACGTTGCCGACGCCGCCAGTTGGCGCAGTGACGCCGGCGAGGACGGGCGATCCACCGGACGGGAGGCTGTAGAACGGCATGGTGACACTATCCGCCGGCCGGCGCCGGCAGCGGAGGGGGTGCGGTTAGGGTTGCGGAGGCGCAATCACGCCCTGCTCGATGCCCGCCTTAGCGACATACGCCATGATCGCCCCAATCGCATTTGCGAGGTCCGGGTCCGCGTCCGCCCCCGCGAGCAGGTCCGTGAGGTGCAACCGCAGCGGCTCGGCGGGTGCCTCCTCCACGCCCGTGTCGGTGAGACGGTAGCGCGTCAACATCACGCGGGCTTCCGCTTCGCCGCCGATCTGCGGTGCGCTGATCACTACCTCTCGCAGCCAGACGCGGTCGTAGACGGCGTTGATGCTGACGGTCGCATCCGGCGAGGTGTAAAGGACGTGGATGTCAGGCATTGATCCTCTCCTCTAGTGCTGCGATGCGTGCGTTGCTCTCTTGCAATGCTCGGATCAACACCGGAACCAACTTCTCGTAGGCGAGTCCGAGATGGTCGCCACACTGTGCCACCACACTGTCGGCGTAGTCGCAACCAGCGAGCGCCGCCTGCGCCTCCTGTGCGATCAGTCCGACCTGTCGCTCGGTGGCGAAGTTCCGCTCAGCGTGCGGCAGGAAATCAAAGGCAACGGGACGCAGTGCTTCGATCACTGCGGTGGCATCGGTCAGTGATTCGACGTTGGTTTTGAAACGTGCGTCGGATGTGGCGATTGTTGCGTTGGTTGCGTAAATCTGGGAGTTGACTTGGAGCAGGTAGGCACCGTTGTCGGTGGTGGTGCCGATCAGCACTTCGCCGCCGAGCGCTTGCAAATACATCGGATAGGCGACGGCTGACGAGAAACTTTGGACCTGTAGGTACGCGGCACCGTTTCCGCCCTGCACGCCACCCAACGCAAGCCCGTATCCAGCGGAAAAGTTTTCAAAGCACGCTGAGTAGTAAGTCTTACTCCCAAGCGCTGGCGTTCCATTGGCTGATTGGTAGTGCGATGTGATGCCGACGACATTGAGCGCATCGGTGGTGGTTGTCGTCCCAATGCCTACGCCGCCACCGCTGCCAACCCGCACCCGCTCCACCCCAGCCGTCACCAGACTTGCCGTATCCGCCCCGCCGATCTGCGCCAGCCCGGTGTTCCCGTCGCCGCTGAACGCCACGCCGCACGCCGACGCGCTGCCTGCGGTGACGAGGAGTTGGCCGGAGAATGTGGAGACGCCGTCGCTTCCTACGGTGAACCGAAGCGTGCTGCTTGTGTATACAGCAAATGGGCGAGCCCCTCCGCTGTCCACAAACATCTGTGTTGATGATGCACCAACCTGACTAAGTGCTGTGGAGTTAGCCCTCAGGTTGATGCGCACGTCGTTGTCTGACGAACTGTCTGCGACCTCAAGTTCCGCTCCGGGCGATGAAGTGCCGATGCCTACTCGCCCACTTGCATCAATCACAAACGGCGACGCATCACCGCTCGCGTCGTTGACGACAAACGAGTTCGCCGTGCCCGTGTTGGTGATGGTGAGCGGGACGACGTTGCCGGTGTTGTCGAAGGTCGCCGCACCCGTGAACGCGGGCGACGCCGTAGGCTGGACGGAGAGCGTGGTGCGTGCGCTGGCTGCGTCGGCGTCGTCGATGAGGCTGCGACCGAATGCAGTGCAGGTGATCTCCTCCACGTCGCCCGAGCCCGCTGATGAGCGTCCGAGCAGGCGGTCGGTGGCGGAGACGTTTTGCAGCTTGGCGTAGGTGACGGCGTCGTTGTCGATCGTCAGCACCGTGCCGGTGCTCGAGATCGTGATGTCCCCCTTGTCGCCGTCGGTGAAACCGACGGCGGCAGGGCCGGTGGCGCCGGTCGGCCCGGTCACACCTTCTTGCCCTTGATCGCCAGCGGCGCCAGTCGCGCCCGTTGGTCCGGTTGGGCCTGTGCTACCGGCATCGCCCGTGACGCCGCCCGCTCCCGTTGGCCCTGTGCTGCCAGTTGCCCCGACCTCGCCTAACCACCCTTGCGGGCCTGTATCGCCGGTCGGGCCTGTCACGCCTTCGCCACCAACGGCACCAGTCGGGCCGGTCACGCCTTCGATGCCGGTC